GAATTACGTAACGCACTACTTGAATCAGCTTTGTTTGGTACAGGTATTGTTAAAGGTCCATTTAATTATAACAAAACAATTAGCCGTTGGACAAAAGACGAAGATGGAGAAAGAAACTACGACCCTCTTGAAGTTCGTGTACCACGCATTGAGTTTGTAAGTATCTGGGATTTCTTCCCCGACCCCTCAGCAACTTCTATTGATGACTGTGAGTATATTGTACATCGTCACAAAATGAATAAGTCTCAGCTTAGAGCATTAACCCGCATGCCTTTCTTTAATAAAGATGCTATACGTGAATGCTTGCAAATGGGTTCTAACTACACTGAAAAAGACTACGAGCATGAATTAAAAGATGACCAACGTACAGAAGACTATGGTTCGTCTCAATTTGAAGTTTTAGAGTACTGGGGCATTATGGATGCAGAGTACGCTAGAGAAGTGGGCATGGAGCTACCAGACGAGGTTGATGATTTAGATGAAGTACAAGTTAATGCTTGGGTTAGCAACGGCAAGCTTCTGCGTGGTGTGGTTAATCCTTTCACTCCTTACAGACTTCCATACAACGCCTTTCCATACGAACGTAACCCTTACAGCTTCTTTGGGATTGGGGTTGCGGAGAATATGGATGATTCTCAACAAATAATGAATGGTCATGCACGTATGGCTATTGATAACCTTGCACTTGCAGGTTCACTAGTATTTGACGTAGATGAGTCAGCTCTTGTAGGCGGACAGTCTATGGACATATATCCCGGAAAAGTATTCCGCCGTCAGGCAGGAATGCCCGGACAGGCTATACACGGTGTTAAGTTCCCGAACACATCTAATGAAAACATGATGATGTTTGACAAGTTCCGACAGCTTGCAGACGAACAAACAGGTATTCCTAGCTACTCGCACGGTCAAACAGGCGTACAAAGCATGACACGTACAGCTTCTGGTATGTCTATGCTACTAGGTGCTGCGTCACTTAATATTAAAACAGTAATTAAAAACATTGATGATTTTCTGCTTAAGCCTTTGGGCGAAGCATACTACCAATGGAACATGCAGTTCTTTGAAGGTGAACTAGACATTCAAGGCGACTTAGAAGTGCATGCAATGGGAACAAACAGCTTGATGCAAAAAGAAGTACGTAGCCAACGATTGACTATGTTCTTACAGACTGCACAAAATCCTGCGATTGCACCGTTTGTTAAAATCTCTAAGATTGTTAGTGAGTTGGCATACAGCCTAGATTTAGACCCTAACGAAATCTTAAATGACCCAGACGAAGCTGCAATCATGGCACAGATAATAGGAGCACAGAATGTTGGACAAGGAAATGGCGAGGCGACTGGGCCCGTTGGTGAACAACCCGGACCTATGGCAGGCCCTGAAGGAGCACCTGAA